AATAACACTTGGATCAGTTGATTGTGCAGCAACAGTCAAGTTTTGAACAACTATTTGACTTTTGTTTATTACATTATTTCTCACCCAAGGATTTTGAATGGTTAATAAATGCCAATTAGTATCTTTTGCTCTTGTTGTGCTATCCAAATTATACCAACCTTGACTAGATCCAGTTTGGTTGATAATACCTTGAACACCTGCAAAGATACTTGCACCTCTAATCGTTACTGGAATACTTGCAGTTCCTCCTGCAAAAGAACCAACTCGGTATGCAATTCTTAAACTTGGTTTATTAATATGTGGATATATTCCTGTTTGATTTTTAGTCCAGTGTTGAGTATGAACTAATGCCATTTTCCCTGTATCAGGATCTTCCATAAAGAAACGAACAATACCTGCACCCAACCAACGAAAATCAACCGAATAAACATTCAGTTTTGTTGGATCAAATTGTATTGTTTTATTATCCCACTGATCTTGATAAATCCATTCATCTACTGGACTTGCACCAGTAACTGTTCTGGTAAAACTTCCTGCTGCTAATGTTCCTGCACCAGAACTTGAGAAACTAAAAGTTCCATTAATTGAACCAGGAGAAAAATATGCAAGTGTTACTATGCTACTACAAGCATCTATTTGCCAGTATTGTGCTGCTGTTGTGGTTTTTAATCCAACTGCAATTTGAGTTGCAGTATATGCCGTGCTTCCTCCTGGTGCTGCGGTAAGTGGAATATTATAAGCAACTCCATTTAGAGTAACAGTTGCGGTTTGTGTTCCAGTTGCTGCCGTAGTAATTGTAAGTTGTCTTACTTCTACTTTACCTGCTCTACGATGTTGAATACCAAATTGTCTTCCAGTAGTTGATGCAACTCCACTAAAACCGAATGTATATCCGTCTTCTCTATCAATTGGTCCAGAAACTTGTGGAATACCATCAATCCCTGCTGCAGTAGTTCTTCCAGTTCCTGAACTTGTGGTAAATGCTGCAGTCCAACGGAACAACATTCCTTGCCCTGGTTGGTATCGAGCATATCTACTTGTGAATAATCTTGCGTAACTATTTGTTGCAGTTGTGCAACCAACAGACCAAACACCAGTATCTGTTGAGATTGCAACTGTTCCACCATTAAGTGTAGTTGTGCTCCAAAAATCTGGATCTAATCCTCCATAAACAGTATCTGCCTGCATTATAGGAGTAATTGAAACTGCAAGAGGTTCATCAAATGCAGTTACTGATGCATCTGGAAAAGCAATTTGAGTACTTCCGCCAGATGGTGTTACTACCCAAGGTGAAGTTCCTTGATTTACAGTTACTGAATTTCCTATTGATACTGTTGTGCCACCAATACTTACTGGAAATCTATTAGTTTCAGTAACAACTTCGCCGTTTTTATTGGCGATCATTGGTACTTCAAAAAGTGTTCGCTCTTGATTTAAAAAATCTTGATCATTTTTATTAAATTGTGCCATAAATCACTCACCCCAGGATAATCTTTCTGGTCTGTATCTTTCTGCTTTTTTAATTTTTAATGAATTTTCCGATAGAGGATAAATGTTATGAACTATTGCTCCTGGATATTCACCTTGAAGTTGCTCTGTAAGTTGATTTTTATCAATAATTTTTCCTTCAACTTCCATACGATATAATCTTCCTTTCCAAACAACATCTGCAAGAAAAGATTCGGTTGCAGTTTCTTGTTGTGGTGAAGAATTCATATAGAGATTTCCATTGAAATCTCCAGCAATATTGATACTTTCTGAAATAAACTGTTGAAAAGATTTCATTTTAGTGGCAATTCCAACGACGTAGTGCTTTGTTAATTCTTGAATCTGGGTCTCTTGCAGTCTTGGCAGAAGTCAGTTTGGACTTCATACCTTTCATACGACGGCAGAAGTTTGCACGACGCTTTGCTCTTTTACCTGTTGGTTTCTTTTCAGTTACTGCAGTTTGAAGTTTTGAACCTGGATGCTCTCTGCGATAAGCATCCACTGCTTTTTGACTTAATCCATCAGTTCTATCCTGGCGATTAACTTTCTGCCAGTCTTCGGACAAACCAATTTCTTCTCTCCAATTTGAATATTCAACTAACTCACCTTCTGGTTCATAATGTGCTTTTTGAAGACCACGTTTAGGAATTACAACATCTTCTGGTTTACCCAATCCCTGACTTTTAATTATCTCTCCAAGTTTTTTTGCAGCAGCAGAATCAGTTGGAGCCTCCAAAGGAACGCCATATCCCTCTAAAAATTCAGATTTCCAATTTGAATATCCTTCTTTTTTAACGCAATTAGGAACTACTTTTTTACCTTTCTTTTTCATTCCTTGTTGCTCATATCCATCCCAACATGCTTCATCAACTTTACCCTGACCACTATCAACATAGTCTGCTGCAGTATCAATATAATCTGCTGCTTTAGTAATCTTTGATTGAACCCAAGCTTCCAAATTACCTTCACCCTTTCCAACTTTTTTCTTTAGTCTTTTTGCTGCTGAAATAATAGTTGAAAGTTCAGAACGAGCCATTGAATACTCGTGGTCGTATCCTTCGGGCATATTTCCTGGATGTGGTGTGTTTGGAGTATACTTCTTTAATCTACTTGGCATAGAATACATATCCCAATATTTTGTTCCATATTTGCACTCATCACGAGTTTCATCTTTCTTACATTTTGGACAATATCTAATCATTTGAGTTTCTTCTGATTTTGTACCCCAATTATCTGCACCAACTTTACGACACTTAACAAGTGCGCCAGAAGCATAAGCACTTGGCCAAACGCTATATCTAGATTTTACTTTATTGTAACAGGCATCTTTTTTACCACTACCTTTACCTGGTTTGTCTTTTACTTCTTGTAAATCCATTTCTTCAGTTCTTACGTTAGTTGGTTTAGCACCACCAGTCTTTTCTGGTTGATTAGGATCTAAACGATTTTTTCTTCTTCTTGCTGCCTCTTCTTCGTCCTTTGAAAGTGCTCTTTTCATTTTAGAACTTCCACACTTTGGAGTAGAAGTTTGACCTGGTTGGCGAGCACAAGGTTTTCCCGAATATTTACCACCAAGTTGAACCCATCCTTTTGTGCCGTCCGAAGACTTTGATTTGCCAAACCAATCGTGAAGACCTTCATCTCCAGATTTAGTTTCTTCTTTCACATCTTTAAACTTTTTATGCTCCTTTTTAGCATCTGCTTCCATCTTTTTCAAACGAGTATAATAATCTGGAATCTCATCAAGATGTTGAAGAGCAATATCAGTTGCTAAGTCTTTATCTTTGGTATGTTCATGTTCAATGGGAATTCCCATTTCAAGTTGATGCTTAATAAAAGAAACCTCAAGACGATGTTTCTTTGCAATCTGCTCAACTGATTTATGAGACTTTACTTCATGCATTTCATTAAACGGAGATTTTGATTTGGTTTCCTCACCTCTTGCTCTTTTTCTGCGAGCAGCACAATGGGCTCTTTGTGAAAATCCTTTTGGATTATCACAGTCTATTGATTTCTTATAATCTTTAGACCAACTCATTTATTGAAGAACCTACTCCTTATTATTTAGAAAACCTTGCTTGAGTAGTTTTGAAAGATCTGAAGTTGAACCAACAAAAACAGCGTTATTAGTTACGTTATTAGTCGTTTTAACTGTTTCTTCTTCTACATCTTTTAATTTTTTCTGCAAGTCAATAAGTTTATCGGTAACATCACCGACACTTTTGATTAATTGACCAGCAACTTCATATGCTCTTGGACTACCACCTTCTCCAGCAAGCTCCATAATTCCATTGATTGCTTCTTGACCTTTTTCAATCAAAGAATAAAGATTTGCTCTTGTATATTCATAATCTTTTTTAATGTCATCACCTTTAGCAATAACTTCAATATCGGTATTTTTTTCAACTTTAACTATCTCACTTTCAACATTTAGTGCTTTATCAATGCTACTGTAATCAGACATAAAATTACCTATCAGAAATCAATTTTACGAGTTGGGCTATATTCTTTAGAGTCTCCTAAGTAAGTCCAACTTTCGTTGAATCCAAAGTCATCATCTGCCTCTACCAATTGGTCATCTGCAGCGGTTAATTTATCAATACTACTATTTACTAGATGTTCAGTTATTGATGTATTTTCATAACCACGTTCAACATAAAGTTGTGTTGAATTTGGTTTATCTTTTACATACATTATTTCGTTACCAATAATAATTCTATCTCCAATACTGAAATCAGCACTACTAACAACTGGCATCAAAACATCACTGGTTGATACAGCATCTGTCAGTACTGAAGTATTATCATTATTATAATCTTTCTTAGCTCTAGGAGTTACAATATATCTCATTTCACGTCTAGAAGAACTTACAACATCTCCAGTATAAGTATCGACTTGAACTTTTTTGATAAGACCTTCGGAACTGTCTGCAATAGGTCCAAATAGATATGTCTTTGCAGTAAATCTTAAAGTATAAATTAAAACTCTTCTTGTAGAAAAATCTCCTTCATAATCATCTTGAAAATTAATACTTTCTAATACAATAGGAACATCTCTTTTTTCACCTATTGACTCTATAAGATTAATTGTAATATTAAATGCTGGTTGAAAATATGGTAAAATTTGTTCGATTATTTGCAGTCCGTCATCATTCAACTTTACCATAATATTTAAATCAAATCCAATATTATATGGAACTGGCATGAAAACTTTTTTTAAATTTCCGCCACCAGAAGATGCTTTAAAGGTTTGAGTTAAACTTGCCTTTCTTGTAGCATCATATTGAATTGATACCATTTCAAATGACATTCTAGGTAATGTTATTTGAACTGGTTTGTTTAAATCTGGTTGCTGTCTAATTCTTGCAAGGAACTTTTGAACAGGTCCATATGCTAGGGGAACTCTCATATCACTGATAACAGTGCTGTTATCTGAATCTTGATGCTTTATGTTTATCTGATTAAACAGAGTTCCAAAACCAATAATGGTCTTTCTAATAATTTCGTGATAGTAATAAGTCCCTAACATTAATAAGTACCAAATGGATTCGATTCTGAAAAATCTAGAATAAGGTCTGCTTCTTCTTCAATTTCATCATTTTGACTATATTTATCGTAAATATCATCTTGATTGTAAGAATTGACAGAATAAATTGCTCCAGATTCTTCTCCAATAATAGTTTCTCCTGGATAAAAATATGGTTGAGTCGAAGAGGCACCAACAAAAGAAACTTTGAGAGTTCCATCATCAGAATCCCAAGATTTAACTCTTGCTCTAAGTTTGGATCTTTGACCAACAATAATTTCATTAAACTGATAAGTTCCAATTCCAGTTAAAGTTTCTGGATTTGCAATAGTAACCACAGGGGGATTATTGAGGTCATATCCAGATCCTGGATCGACTATTAAAATAGAGGAAAGTGAACCAGAAGAATTGATTCTTGTTTCTGCACGTGCTGTAGATCCAGCACCAGTTGGTCCAGAAATAGTTATAACTGGATTTGTAGAGTATCCTGTTCCACCTTCGTTTACAACAATACTTACGACACCATATCTTTGGTCTTCAATTGAACAAGTGGCTGCTGCTCCAGCACCAATTGTTATTGCGGTGGCACCTGTGCCAATAACATTGCTTATAAAACTAATCGATGGTATTGCTGCACTAGTGTATCCAATACCTGCATTTGAAAATAATATTCTTTGTACAGATGAAACTCCGCCTTTCAAAGTAGTTGTAGCAATTGCTCTTGCGTCTGTATTACCAATTCCAGACGGAGCAGTTCCAATTGCAACTACAGGTGCTGTAGTATAATCATATCCATCATTATTTAAAAAGACCTGCCTTACAT